CGACAGGCAGGGGGAAGTCGTCAGTAGCCGGCGAGAACGCGACGAGAGCGGCTGCGATCAGCGGAAGCATGTCTTCTCCTGGATGTTGAAAACCCCCCGGCCCGTTTCCGGACCGGGAGGGAGAGAGGGGGGAGGATCAGCCGACGCCGGTCGCGGTGCCGATGTAGTCGACGGACAGGATCTTGGTCGTGCCGGATCCGAGGCACCCGACGCACGGCGTGCAGGGCAGCGCCGCAAGCGAGGTGTGCGTGATCTTCGACGCCAGCTTGCCGTTGACGTAGATTTCGCTGACGGTCGGGTACGTCTTCACGCCGATCCGGTAGAACGTGCCTGCGGTGAAGGTGTACTGGTCGGTCAGGGTCGTCGATGCCGTGTCGCCGGCGCCGAGCGCGATGACGTCCATCTTGTCGTCGGTCTGGATCAGGCATCCCGCGCCGTGGACGGTCGCGGTGAAGCCCGACGAGGTGCCGACCGTCGCGTTGGTGGCGCGAAGCTCGGACCAGCCGATGAAGTAGGTTCCGCCCGTCACGAAGGCGACGTACGCCTCCATGATGATCGGATTGTCGTCCGCGCAGAGGAAGCTCGCGCTTTCCATCTGGATGCGTCCGCCTGCGGCCGATCCGGGCGCGACGTTCGCGATGCCGGGGTGGCCGTCCACGGTCTGGGTAAGGATCGAGACCGTTCCGCCGTTGGTCGTGCTCTCCTGGCGGAGAACGTACTTCGCGGCCAGAGACGGGTCCCCGGTGAGGCCGACGACGAACATGTGGTCGACGTCGACCATGTAGTTCGCGGGATTCAGCCCGTCCGGGGGGAACAGGATGCTCGCGCTGTTGTATCCGAAGGGGTAGGACATGGTGTCTCCGTTCTGGGGTCAGGTCAGGGCCGAGAAGCTGATCGCGCTCGCACTGTCGCTGAGGACGAAGTTCTTGCGGCGGTCGACGCAGCGGATGTTGAGGGTGGTGTCCACGGTCGTCGAACTGACGAGCGGCTGGAGCGGGTTCTGGCCGATGCCGATGGTCGACTCGGCCATGTAGTTGCCCTCCAGGAACACCGGCTGGAACGAGTTCCAGTCGAGCCCGATCACCGGGTTCTGGTTGCAGTAGTCCAGGTACGGGACGTAGATCACCGGCATCCGCTGGAACGTTGTCTGGCCGTTCTTGGCGTCCAGGTCGTTGCCCAGCGCGTCGTTCTGCTGCATCAGGACGTATTCGAGCTGGTTGAGCGTCGCCTCGTTGACGAAGTGCTCGTAGCGGGGAGAACCGGCCGCGTACTGCGGGACGCCGGCGGCCGGGAGGCTCCTGAAGCCCGACTTCCGGTTCGCCGTGCGCCACATGCGGATCAGGTTCGTCGACGCATTCGTGGTGTCGATCGTCGAATACTTGCCCGAACCGTTCGCCCAGCGGGTGACGCTGGTCGGGACGATGCCGGCCACGTCGGAGAAGCCCGACGGGAGACCGGTATTCAGCGCGAAGGTGCCGGCGGTCGCCGAGTTGTCGTACACCAGGTACAGGAACACGCCCCACAGGTGCTCGTCGCTGGAGTTCGCGGGCTTGCCCCAGAACTCCACCTCAAGCAGCTCGGCGAGGTCGACCATCGCCTCGGCGCGGCGCGCCTTGACGAGATCGACGATCCGGGTCGCCGACGCCGAGTTCATCAGGAACTCGCGCTTGTCGAAGACGTAGCCGGTCGTGCAGTGCCGCCACGGCGCGTTCGCCGTGGTCATGGTGTCGGAGACGTTGATGTTCGCGGTGTTGTAGAGACCGGTCATCCGGGCGTTGCCGGTGCGGGTCTTCTGGAGGTTCCACTGGATCCCGGTGCCGCCCGAGAAGCCGACCTTCTTCTTGTCGAGGAGCCGCGGGAGCGCGACGTGCTCCTGGAGACTCGACATGATGTCGGTCCACTTCAGCCAGCCCAGGTCCTTCAGGGTGGTCGTGATGAGATCGTTGATATGCTCAGCCTGCAAAGGCATTGGTTGTTACCCCTTGTATCCGTACTTGCGCAGCACGGCTGCGGCGCCGGCAACGGCCCGTTCCGTCCCGTGGGGGAGGTCGGGTTCGCTGACGGCCGACGGCCGCGACGTGAAGCTGCCCTGTCGCCTGGCGACGGCCGCCTGTCTCGCGTCCTTCGGGGAATCACCGAAGTGCATCGCGATGGCGCGCCTGACGAGTTCCGTGTCGTCCGGAACCGCCTTGCCCTGCGCCTTCAGCCCGGCGCGGAGCGTCTCCACGGCGTCGCGTACCACCGCGCGGTTTTCCGCATGGCGGCTGTCCGGCTGGACGCTACGGGCGTCACCGAACACGCTTGCGCGACCGGAGGCGACGATGTGGTCGTCAAGCGCGTCCGGAACGCGCCCGAGTTGGGTCCTGACCTCCGCCAGTTCCCGCTGGAGCGCACGCACCGTCTCGGCGAGACCCGCGTCGGACGAGACGGCCTCGTCCGGAACCGGTTTCTCGGCCGGCGCACGCGCCTGACCAGAATCAGCCGACGCCGCCCTCGACTCAAGCGACTCGCGCATCGTCCTGATGCGGGTCACGAGACCGTTCGCGGCAAGGATCCGCGCCTCGTCGGGACTGAACCCGTACCGCTGCGCCTCAAGCATCGCCTCGTCGCCGCCCTCCGGGAGCGGCGTGTCGTCCTCCTCCTCGACGTGCGGAGCGTCCTCCCCGTCGGAAGGACCGACCTCGACGGCCGATGCGTCCGTGATGTCCATGCGATCAAGAGCGGCCTTGTCCGCGTCCGTCTGCGGCGCGGCCTGACGCTCCGGAAAACTCCCCTCGACGCCTTCCCTGTACTCTCTCTCGTCCATCAGCAGTACCCCGCCTTGTCCATGTACCCGTATGCCCGCATCGCCTGACGGCGGTGGGCGGGACTCTCCAGGATCGCGCGACCGTCGCGCGTGAAGTTCAGGTTGACGCCCCTGCGCCTCGCGTCCTCCATGGCCGACGGGATCTCGTCCGGCTGGACGCCCAACGCATCGGACTGCATCGGCCAGTTCGCCCCACAGAAGGCGTTGCCCCTGCGGGGGGCATGCTCGGCGGACACGTCGCGGGTCAGGCGCGTCCCATCACTGTCGATGAGAACGCCCTCACGCTCCCGTTCCGCCTTGTCGGCGAGGCTCATCGTGATCTCGACCAGTTTCCCGGCCGGGTCGCGGTAGCAGTACGTGGGCATGGGAACGCTTATCGGCAACCGCCGGGTTGCGTGAAAGCGGGGTGGTTTGCCCATCCTCGCCTCGCCATGCCAATTCTCGCGTTGGTTGGGGTCACGGCAGGGTTCGGGCAGGCTTACGGCAGGGTTGTGCGGTCCCAAAGCGGAATGGGGCACGCATACGGCGCGCATGCAGAGCGCATGCGGCACGGGACGGATGGGCGCGGATGCGAGGATTCCGGCGCGGATGGCGTTTTTGGTAGCGCCAACGCGGAAAAAATCCGCGCGGAATCCGCCCAGCGCCCGCCCAGCGCCCTTGACTTCGCACCGAGTTGGCACCCGCATCGCACCCACATCGCGCCGACCACCATTCCCGGCGCATGAAAAAGGAGGCCGGGCACGCATCCCTGCATCGCCCGGCCCCACACGAAAGGAGAAAGCTCATTCCTGCTCGCGGTCGGCCGCGTCGAACGCAGCCAGTTCCGTCTCGCTCGCCTTCGAGCGGAGCATGTCCTGCACGCCGAAGTTCCCGGTCCGCACGCTGATCCTATAGCACCTCAGCCGCTCCTGCCAACCAGATCCGCGTTCTGCGGCGTCACTCCCTTCCCCGCCAACGCCTGCTGAAGCACCGTCGACCTCGCCTCCGGGGTGCCCCCCGTCGCGGTGCTCTTCCGGATGTACTCCCGACGCGTGGTCGGCGCCATCGGAGGGCTTCTCACCATCTGGCCGGGAGGAGCCCCGCCCGGAGCCTCGCCGCCCACGCCTTCCGACTCGCCCCCCTGATCCGCCACCTGCGGCATCGGCGGAACCCCCGCCGGCACCAGAAGGTCCGCGATGTCCGGGTTGTTCGACAGGTCCGACACCATGTCCGCGAACCCACGCATGTCCAACTGAAGTCCCTGCGCCTGGATCGCCGGATACGCCTGCACCAGCTTGTCGAACGCACCCATCAGGCCCTTCAGCCTCTGCGCGTTCGACTCCTCCTGCATCGAGCCCGGAACGATGTCGAACTCCATCTCCAGCCATGACGCCTCCTCGCGGTCGGACGGCTTCACGTCCACCGGAATCGTGATCCCGCTGTCACCAACAGGCTTCTCCACCATGTACGTCCGCTCAGGGTCGTACCACACGTACGTCGCCACCTGCCTCAGCACACGCCTCGCGAACTCCACCGTCGTCGACTGCATGTCCGCAATCGTCTGCGAAGCGCTCGCACGGATCATCTCGTCCTGACCGAGCGTGTCCGCAACCTCTCCCAAGCCACCTTGGGCCACGAGATTACCGGCCATGAACGAGAACAGGTCACGCATCTGGAGCGAAAACGCCAGGCTCGCCTGGTCGATCCCGCCGAACTTCATCTCCCGCGTCGCCTCCGGTCGCTCCACCGGCACGATCTCACCGTCCGACGCCCCACGGATCGCCTCCGCATCCTTCTCGTTCCCGCTCTGCACCAGCCCCACCGTCTTCTGGCGGCCCTGCTGGCGGATCAGCTTCCGGAACGTCTGGTTCATCGCGTCACTCAGGTCGCGAAGGTTCGACAGCGGAGGACTCCCCATCAGCATCCGGCCCTTCCCGTACCGCAGCGGCACGTACGGACCCTCCTCCGGACAGTCCAACTCCGCCTCCCTGATCGGGTCACCCAACAACTGGCCACCGTCGTCGCACACGAACGTGTACATGCAGCGGTCCCGCGTCATCCACACGTCATACAGCGACACCATCGGCTCAGCGAAACGGTCGCCGCTCCAACCCACCCCCTGCTTCTGCAAATCCTGCGTCCGCTCCTCGCCGAACTCCCCGTAGAACACCGGGTTCGCCGTCTCCGCAAGATCCTTCTCCCTCACACGATACAGCTTCGACCCCAGCAGCGCCGCCCTGGGCATCACGAACCGGTTCCCGACGTACTGCATCGACTCCCAGTCGTTGGCGGACATGTCCACCACCAGGTCCTCGAAGTCCACCGGGTCCGCATACGGCAAGCCGGCGTCGTGCAACGCCCCCAGCGCCTCGCCCATCCCCGCCTCCGTGATCCCGCACTTCATCACCGACAGCGGGCTCAGCATCGCGTCCACCACCGTCGCCTCAAGCGAACGGCCCAACGCCATCTCACGCACCACCCCGTCCATCACCAGCTCGAAGCTCTTCGCCAGCGGACGCATCTCCTTCCGGCGCGCCACAACCCTCGCCTTCGGCGAACGCGCGATCAGGTTCCGCGTCCACACCCGAAGCGTCAGGTCAATCATGTTCAGCGGCTGACGGTCCGGGACGCTCGACTCGTTCCAGTGACCGCCCATCACGATCCTGACCATCTCCAGACGCTTCTGCCGATACCTCAGCATCGCCTGGCGAGACCACCTCAGCGACACCTTCAGCCTGTCCACGTCTCGCCTGGCCATCGTCACCAGCCCTCGTCGTTGCGGGCCTGCGCCAACGCCCTCTGACGCGCCACAAGACGCCGTCCGAAGTCGCCTAGCGGCCTAGCCTCCGTTATCGGCTGGCCAAGCCGCATCCCCGAGCCGCCAAGACCAACCGCACACAACGCCAACGCGCTCGCCCGGTCACCGTGGTTCGTCTTCCCAGTCGCCCCGTCACCCTTCAGCGCCTCCGTGTGCTCGATCGAACCCTTGTCCGTGTACACGAAACGCCTCATCTCGTCGATCGCCTCCCTGCTCCTCACCGTCAGCGTACCCGCATACACCATCTGCCTGAACGCACCCAACATCCACTCCTTGATCCCCTTGTTCGGATGGACACCCAGCTTCGTCAGCACCGGCGTACCCACCTCGTCCTCCGCCTTCCTCACGTAGAACCGCCGATACCCCAACTGCCACAACGCCGAACAGAACACCTGCCCCGGTCCCGCGTTCTCGAACACGCACAACGCCGGACCAGACCTCCCCGTGAACCACTCACCCCACCCGGCCGCCAACGCCGCCAACTGGTGCGGCAGGACGTTCGCGTCGCAGAACTCCGCCACCTGCTCGCCCGTGCTCGCGTCCACCACCTGGATCACCGAACTCGTGTTCCCGATCCCGCTCGACACGTCCACCCCCATCACCCAGTCACGGTCACGCGGCCACGAACCGTTCATGTCGAAACTCGACCACAGCCTCCCCTGGCCCCTCGCATCGTCCCTCCACTGCAGAACCTCACCCGTGTCCGCGTTCACCTGCAACACCCCCGTCCTCAACGCCCTCCGCGTGTACGTCGAAAGCGTCGCCAGCCTCAACGGGTCGAAATAGCTGCTCGTCGCCGCCTGGTAGTCGATGTCCAGCTCACGCGCCGCCTCGCCAAGACTCACGCACCTCGACACCTCACGCTCGTACCACGGACTCGTCCTCTTACCGTTCGACAGCACCCTCCCCCCACGCGCCTTCTCCGGATGACGAGACCAGTGAAGCGTCAGCTTCCTGATCGACGTCTTCAGCGCCACCTCCTCGAACGCGCCCGCCTGCTTCCCAAGCGTCGACGGAAAGATCCGGCACGGCGTCACGTCACGAGTCGACCTCATCACGTCGTAACCCATGTCACGAGAGAACGCCGCCAACTCGTCCGCCATCATCGCCGTCAGACGACCGCCGCGGAACATGTTCGACGTCGGCGCCTCACCCACGAAAATCGACCCGTTCTCCAGGTTCGCCAGCACCATGTGCTTCCGCGCCACATCCGCGCCCCTCCCAGGCAACATCCACATCGGAAGACGGTCCAGCAGAAACCTCACCTTGTAGAACAGGCTCTTCGGGTCACCCCCGTTGTCCACGTAGTCCTCCGTCCTCGACGTCAGACCGAACGCCTGCTCGAACTCGAACAGCCACCTCCTCAGCATCGCCACCAGCACCAGCCACGACACACCCATGTCGCGGCTCTTCTCGATCACCAGATCCTCGTTCCCGATGCACGCATCCACCTCCAGCAACGCCTCGTCCTGGTACGGATACGTCACGAACGGCAACGAACTCGGCATCCCAAGGTTCGGACGGGGCTCGTGCAGCCAACAGAACGCATTCGCGAAAAAACGCACGTCCCTCCGGCACATCTCCACCAACTCGTTCGCCCCACGCTCGCTCTCCGCTCCCCAACGCAACACCTCCCTGCGCCACAACAGGTTCGCCCTCACACCCTTCGGCACCGTCCTGTACACCGAGTCATCCACGTCCGCCACCTCCCGCAAAGAGCCCCGGCTGCACGGCCGCTATGCGTTCCCGCGCGATCTCGACGTACTCGGCCTCGCGCTCGATGCCGATGAATCCGAACCCCTCCATCACCGCTGCCTTGCCCGTGCTTCCGCTCCCGGCGAACGGGTCAAG